CGTCAAACGGACGGACATCTTTGAGAACTTCCTTGTCATACACAGGTTCCTGCGAGACGAGGAAGGAAGCGAACTGCTTACAGCTGATTACATTTCCTGTTGCCATATTGGCTCTCCTGCCCCGGGGGTTTTCTTCACCTACCCCTCCGAGACAACGAGGCAGATTGCAGGTCTGTTAAGACCATCAATCCAACCTCGGTGGCGAGCCCGAGCCGTGGAACCGGCGAATGCCCTTCGGCACTCTTGGCCAACTGGATTAACGCGCCCAGTTCGCGCTTGGTTGACGAAACCAAGCTATGCGTCGTGGCGGAATCCTGCTAGCGCGACTTCCGAGTGTCAACGGGTTTCTTGATCACCTCTGGAAGATCGTCTTCGCCCCGCAGGACATGGTCCTCAATCGCGATGATCAACACCGCCGTCTTCGTGCGCCGGGATCGAATCGCCTCATCTTCCAGCATCTGGGCGACCTCAATCGGCAGCCGGTAGCTCACTCGAATCGTGTTACTCATGCCGGCGAGTGTGCAGCTTGTGCTTGACACGTCAAGCCGCAGAACGCAGCCTACGGCTCACGATGGGCCGTCACTTCGGCCGATCATACCGAAATCCGTTTCGGGATCATCCCAATCTCATGGAACTGCGCCCCTACCAAAACCAGCTGTCTAACGACATCCGATCCGCGTTCGCGTCCGGCGCCAAGCGCCCGATCGCCGTCAGCCCCACTGGATCCGGTAAGACGGTGCTCTTCTCGTACATCACCCAGCAGGTCCTGAAGCGCGGGACCCGGGTGATCGTCGTCGCGCACCGGAAAGAAATCCTCGAGCAGATCAGTGCCACACTGAAGCGCGTCGGCGTACCGCATGGATTCATCCAGTCGGGCAAATTCATGGCTCAACAATCTGCCATGGTCGCCTCGATTCAGACCCTTGCGCGCCGGCTGGATACGGTCACTCCTCCAGACCTCGTTATCATCGACGAAGCGCACCACTCGGTCTCCAAGTCCTACGTCCAGATGTTCGCCGCATGGCCCAACGCCAAGTTCATCGGCGTCACGGCAACCCCAGAGCGCCTCGATGGCAAGGGCCTCGGCGTGATGTTCGACCGTATGGTCATGGGGCCGTCAGTCCAGTGGCTCATCGACAACGGATTCCTGGCCCGGCCGGTGTACTACGCTCCTCGCGAAACCGTCGATCTCAGTCAGGTCCACACGATCGCCGGCGATTTCGATCGCTCCGAGGCCGAGGAAGTCGTCAACACGCCGCGCATCACAGGCGATGCCGTCACCCATTACGTCCGGTTTTGCAATCGGCAGCGGGCCGTAGCGTTCTGCATCTCAGTGGCGCACGCGCAGCAGGTAGCTGATACGTTTAACTCCTGCGGAATCCCGGCTGCTAGCATCGACGGGACACTGGAACCAGATGTCCGCAAGCAGCGCGTCGATGATCTCACAGCTGGTAAGATCCTCGTCCTGACTTCCTGCGAACTGATCTCCGAGGGGTTCGATCTCCCAACCGTCAACGCGGCGATCCTACTCCGGCCCACGCAGTCGTTGTCCATGCACCTGCAACAGGTAGGCCGCGCTCTCCGGCCGTACCCAGGCAAGACTCACGCCGTGATCCTCGATCACGTAGGGAACTGCCTGCGTCACGGTCTGGCCGAGCAGGAGCGCGAGTGGGACCTCGATGGGCGCGAGAAACGCAAGGCCAAGTCACGCCCGGTCGAAACCAAGCAGTGCTCGAAGTGTTTCGCGATCTTCGCCGGCACCGCCTGCCCGCAGTGCGGATCCGCACGTGAGATCGCTCCTCGGGAGATCGAAGAGGTCGATGGCGAGCTTCAGCGCCTGTCCATCGAGGACATCGCAAAGAAACGAGATGAACGCCGCGAGGAAGGAATGTGCAAAACCTTGGACGATTTTCGTTCCCTCGCAGCGAAACGTGGCTACAAACCGGGATGGGCATACTTCCGCTGGAAAGCACGCTCACGGAAGACCAGTCTCATCACCTCCATCCTGTAACCATGACCGAATCCGAACTCCAAGCCCTGATCCTGCGCGCAGCTGGATCGAAACCGCACGTCCGAGTCTTCCGTAACCAAGTGGGCGAGGGATACGTTGGCAAGGCCCTGCGCGATCCCGAAGGCGTCTTCCTGACCGATGCCCGCCACGTCCGCATGGGATTATTCCCGGGCTCTGGTGACCTGATCGGCTGGCGCACGGTTACAGTCACGCCCGACATGGTCGGCAAACCCATCGCCCAGTTTCTCTCCATTGAAGTCAAAACCCCCACCGGTAAAGTCCGGCCCGATCAATCCAACTGGCTTGAGCAGGTCAACATTTCCGGCGGTCTCGCCATCATTGCACGATCCGTTAGCGATACAGACAACCTATGAGCGACACAGCAATCACAACCCAAGCCCTACTCCAAACAGCACCCGAAAACCTCTCAGCCGAAGCCAAGTACCGTTTCTACGAACGCCTCGGAATCCTGTGTGGCAACGCGGTAGCAACACCTGAACAACTCCGGATCGCGCAGCTGGAAGCGGTCGAGTACGATCTCAACAACGACTGAAAGTGTCCCCTCTTTTGACTGCAAGTTAATGCACCCATTTCCGGGCAGTTGAAAGTGTCCCCTCTTTTCGCCCAAAGTGTCCCCTCTTTTTCCTATGACCCGTGATCAAATCGCAGACATCAATCCGGACCTCGTTGTCATGGATGGCTTCGACGACTGCATCCTCGGGATCGGAACTCGATTCGGCAGTGAGCAATTCGTGATCTACGACTACGACAAAGTCATCGCTCAGCTGGAATCCTACGGCATGACCTACGAAGAAGCCGTCGAATACCACGAATTCAACCAACTCGGCGCCTATGTGGGGGACCACACGCCAGCCTTTATGACAACCTCTCTCTAACTCACCTCTCAGCAACTACAAGCATGACCCTCACCGAACTCTCGGACGCACTCTCCGTCCGTGTCGCAGAACTCTGCGCTCAACTCCTCCCAGCCGGCCGTCAGGTCGGCCCCCAGTGGATCGTCGGCAACGTCTTCGGCGACCCGGGCGACTCCTGTTACGTCGAACTCCAAGGCCCCAAGCAGGGTCTGTGGTACGACCACGCCGCTGGTCAGGGCGGCGATCTCCTCGAACTCGTTGGCCAGCATCACGTCTATTCCAAGGCCCAGGCCGCCCAGTGGTCCCGCGAATTCCTCGGTATCCGCGACGATTACCAGCCCGCACCCCGCACGTTCGACCCCCTCAAGCACGGCCACCGTAACGACGCCTCCCAGCCGTACCGCTACGGCTCCGCAGCGTGGCCGTATCCCGACGCCGACGGCACGATCCGCGCCTACGTCGTCCGATTCGACCTCCCCGACGGCTCCAAAGACGTCCGCCCCCTCCGGTTCCTACCGCCTGACAACCAGCCGCCGGACCTCCTCAACCCCCGCCACTGGCGCTGGAAGGGCTGGACCGCCCCCGAAGACGTCCCCATTTTCAACCTCCACCTCCTCGCCCGGCGTCCGAACGACCCGGTCCTCATCGTAGAAGGCGAGAAAACCGCCGTCGCAGCATCCAAGCTCTTCCCGTCCCACGTCGTCCTCACCTGGCAGGGCGGCTCCAAGCGCGTCGGACGTGCTGCTATCGACCCCCTGCTGACACGCGCCACACCTATCGTCCTGTGGCCCGACAACGACAAACCCGGCCGGGACGCCATGGTCTACCTGAAAGCCCGCCTACCGGCCGCCCGCCTCGTTTCCCTCCCAGCCACACTCCCCGACGGCTGGGACCTCGCCGACCCAATCCCCGCTGACGTATCCATCCAGGGCCTCCTCGACGCAGCTGGCGATCCACCACGGCCGGTTCCCGCTGCGCCGCAGCCCGCGTCACCTAATCCGCTTGACGACCTCCATTACGACCCCAATTCCGGCCAGTGGTGGACCCGTAACGCCTGGGGCGATTACGCCCAGATCAACGGCGAGCGCGTCCGGACCCTCTTCACTGAGTCCGGCGTCTCCCCCACCAAGGACCAAACCGGCGCCTCCGACGTCGATCGCGAACTCCTCCGCCGCACCCGGGACACCCGGATCCGCTATGCCGGTTCCGTCGCCGGTCACCGCGCTGGCCTCTACGGCAAGGTTCTCGTCACCGAATCCGTCGCGCCACTGGAATCCGTCCCCGGCGACTGCGCCCGTCTCCAGACCTACCTCCATAACCTCCTGGACCAGAACGACGACCAGTACTGGCGTCTTATCTACTGGCTCGCGCTCCGCCGCCGCGCCGTCCTCACCAACACCTGGAGAGCTTCGCAGGCCCTTGCCCTCGTCGGTCCAGCCGCGTGCGGCAAGTCCTTCGTCCAGGCTCAGGTCATCACCAAACTCCTCGGAGGCCGCATCGCCAAGCCCTACCGCTATATGAGTGGCGCCACCGAGTTCAACGGCGACCTCTTCGCCTCTGAACACCTCTGCATCTCCGACGAGGCCCCCGGCCGCGATATCCACTCCCGGCGCTCCCTCGGCTCCCACATCAAATCCATGCTGTTCGACATCGACCAGTCCTGCCACCCCAAGAATCGCCAAGCCGTCACCCTGCGCCCCATCTGGGCCATGTCCATCTCCCTCAACGACGAGCCTGAGAACCTCCAAGTCCTCCCCCCGCTCGACCCGTCCCTCATGGACAAGCTCATTATCCTCCGCTGCGTCCGCAATCCGCTCCCGTGGCCCGGCCCCGAAATCGAAGTCCTCCGCGAGATCATCGACACCGAACTCTCCCAGTTCTCCCACTACCTCGACGGCCTCACCGTCCCAGACCACCTCGTCGAACCCCGCTGCGGCCTCAAGGCCTACCAGCACCCAGCCATCCTCGACGAACTCATGCAGCTGTCGCCAGAGCACCAACTCATCGGACTCATCGACACCGTGATCTTCGAGAACGAATTCCTCACCTGGAGAGGTACGGCCGCCGACCTCGAAACCATCCTGCGCGATTCCAAGTACGCCCGGGAAGCCGACCGCCTCTTCCGCTTCAACACCGCCTGCGGAGTCTACCTCGCTCGACTGCATGAGCAGGATCCTCATCGGTTCAAGAAAACCAAATCCTCCGGCAAGGTGAAGTGGGCCATCTCGCCGCCTCAAAAATCTGCAGCCTTTGATTGACGGCACAGGGCGAGGGTGCGAGGGTTCGCTTGTGAACAGTTACCTCCACACCTATCTCCTGCGTCTTCGCAAAGGCCAGGCCGTCCATCGCACCGCCAACCTTCCCAAGGTCTGGGATGAAGCCGTAGCCATCGCGAAGCTCATGCCGCGCCTGGAAGTTAACGGCAACCGCATCCGCGTGAAGGAAGAGCTTGAGGAGTTCAAACTCGTCGTCTCGTCCAAGGAATCGGAAATCGTTCTACCTGCACCTGGTAGATACACACTCCACGAACTCTGGATGCATCAACCAGAGCCGCGCAGCGAGTTTTTCTCGTTCGCCTCGACGTTTGGATTGTACGCAAAGCGCAATCCGAGCCTGGTGAAGAAAAAGAAGTCCAACGGATACGTGAAGTGGCTGATCCTGGAAAACGCAGGGTGAGACTCCGAAATTTCCTGTGAGGATTCCGGTGGGGTCTCACCCTCCGTTTGACCCCTTCACTTTCAGTGTCTTATAAAGCCAAAGTAGGGGGGTGGTATGAGGCTAAGGGAGTCACCCAATACATTCATGGCGGGGCGGCTGGAGAATTTCTTGGAGCGTCGGAATCAGTCCATCAGGACAGCATTCTGTAGAACCATTAACCTTTACTTTAGCCCTATACCCCTATTGGACCCTACTACTTTGAAGCAGAAAAGCACTGAGAATGTATGGGTCAAACGAAGGGTGAGGATCAAGCGATACCCCTAATGCGGCCCTAGTAGACCCCTATTTGGTAAAGCGTTCTATGTCGGTTTGGAAAGTGTCCTAGGTATTGTGGAGGGGGTCCCGATAGCGATCCGGTGCCGGGGCGGTCCCTACCAGGGGCAGGGGGTGGGGACGGTCTGGGCCGTAAAGGAATCCCTTTGGAGTCCCTGGGCGGCCGGGCTCCATCCTTGTCCAGGTGCGCAACCACCCGCAGGCATCCTGCGCGGCGTCCTGGTCGGCATACCTCGCAGCGTTAGGGATCCAAGTCCGGCGGACCGGAGGGGGAGACATCGACCAGGACCTGGGCGCGTTTGTTACCAGGTGACGCGGCCGGGCGCTTGGGTGTTCCCAGGAGGTCCATCAGTTGTTCGCGGAGTTTGACGGCAGCGCCGACCAGGGAGGCGCGGTGGGCCGGATCGAGACCAGGTGCGACAGCCTCGGCGTGGACTGTGTCCAACTCACGCTTGCAACTCAGGACCATGCGACCAGGCAAAGTCAGCCGCGCTGCTGCCAGGATCGTCTCATTCCTCGCCTCTCTCCTGGCCAGGCTCTGCGGGCTGGCGCTTGGTGCTACGCTTTCAAGTCTCGGCATGACGTAGCCATACAAAAAACCACACCGATTTCAAGCCCGTAAACATTGGGGATTCCGTAAAATCTGCGTGGCAGTGCTTGACACGGAAAGCGGTTTATGACAGGCTGTCCACCGTATGAAATACTTACCAACGATCGATCTCTGGAATCCTGGCATGACAGAAGCTCTCTACTCCGGCGCATTGAAACTCCAACGCGGTCAGTGGGTGCGTTGTGGCCAGGCGAAGCCGTCCCGGTTTGTTCGGGCCAACCGGAATCACATCTGGGCCGTGCATCCCCGGCCGGATCAGGCGCAACAGTTCGCCCGAGTTTGCCAAGCTCTCAAGCCACTGAACGAATGAAACCCACCACCCGAAAACGAATCGCCCAGGCGCTCCTCGCCCTGGTCCTTCTCGCCCTGGTCATTGCCCAAGGCCTCCTTGAAATCAACCCGAACCACTGACATGAAACTCTACACCATCCTCGATTCCCAAGGTCCCACGACCTACCACGGCGGCCGCGCAGCCGCAGCCGTCGACGTTATCCACCGCCTGAACGGCACGGGCCCGCAGCACCTGACAGGCTCCGAGATCGTCGAAGCGCTGACCAGGTCTTCGAGCCTGTGGATTCTGACAGCCGCCGGCCGAGAGGTTTCCATCCGATGCGACGAGGTGGCTCGATGAAGACCATCGTTTCCCGCGATCCATTCGCCAGGTGCGAAACGGTCCGCCGCATCGTCCGCGTGGACGTGGAATGCGCCGGCTGCGCCAGGCGGGCGCGCTTCCAATACGGCACCGAGTTCGACGGAATCGGCGCCCGGGTGCACTGGTCACCTGTCCTGGTTTGTTCCCTGGCGTGCCACCGAGGCTGCACCGAATGACCCGGCGGCGCTCTGCGTGACAGACGGAGCGCCTGCGGATCAGTCGATCCATCTATGAGATACCGCTACGAATACCGCCGAAACGGCGTCACCCTCCGAACCCAGTGGTCCGACCGAGAGACCGCACGCGAACGCATGGCCGAGCGCATTGGGCCCTTCCACGAACCCGGCCGCGTTTCCTCCGACGGAGACAGCCGGTTTGACGGCTCGCACCCTGGCTGCGCCCGGAACGGTGGCCTGCTAAGCGTGGAGGTGGCCAAGTGAATTGGTTCATCCTCAGCGACCAACACGGCACCGAACTCAGCCGGCACCGCACACTGCTGCGCGCAGTCGAAGCCCAGGGGGCGCTTGACCAGTGCAGCACGATCACCAGCACAGGCGAGCCGATCGACCCGCAGGACATCGAGATCGCAGCCGAGATCCTCCGGACCCAGGAGCGCCGAGGCTTCGAGCTCCGAAACTACTTCCACGGAATGCGCCTGGGAACCTATGCGACCCGCGCAGAGGCCGAGGCCGCACTGGCTGAGCAGATCGAATTGAACCCGGCGAACCGCATTAACTGCGGGGTTGAGGTGGCCCGATGAGAACCGAGATACTCGAAGCCTTGGCGCGGTTCGTAGCGCAGCGCTCCGGAATCGACGGCCGGAACTACGGCGGAAGCCGGGAGGCGTTCCTGGGGGATTACCGCCGGATCTTGAGAGACGGTCGGGATGCCCGCGCCATGCTCCGAATCGTGGAACTCTCGACGTGCCTTCCTGACTCGATCCTGGCCGACGTCCTGAAGTCTGGCCGGTTGACCTGGGACGGAAAGCGCCTGGACTACTGCGCCGGGCAGTATTTCCCCACCGAATACCGAGCGGCCGCGTGCCGGGCGCTGGCGTCGGCCCTCTGGGCTTACTGGCGGGACGGTGGCCGATACACCGCCGACCAGATCCGAGCAGCCGCACGTCAGAACCTGGGGCGAGGCATCGCCAGCCGATGGTTCCGCTGATCAGAGCACGACTCACCCTGCGGGGTGGGTCCTCTCTGGCCAGTAGAGCCGGAATCAAAACTATGAACAACAAGGCAACCGGATGGGCGATCGACCCATTTACCCGAACCATAACCGCCCAGGCTCACACCTGGGAAAGCGCCAAGGCTTGGATTGGCTGCGACCTCCTGGAACGCGTCCGCCTGGACAATGGCGAACTCTGGGTGAACGAGGAGGGTTTCCTCCTGGAGAACCACAAGCCCTGGACGCTCAACCGTCGCCAGATGATCGCTGGCCGGGCGTTCCTGGTCGGTGGCGAATGGACGGACCACGACGGCCAAGACTTGCCTGAGGTGACTTGGCTTCGCAGTGGTTGCCAGGTGGAACCACCGAAGGCCCGAGCCTACCCGATGACCCCCGATGGCCTGCGCCAGATGGCCCTGGACGCCCAGGAGGAACGCGGGATGGCCGAGCTAGCCGCAGTCGGGTCCACGCCGGCCGACTGGCCAAACGATGGGCCGCGCCAGGCGGTGGCAGCGCCCACCCTGGGGGATTTTGTGACGGTGGCGTCTGGCCTGACCGGAATGGTGGTGGCAGTAGGTGATGGGTGGATCGAGGTCCGGTTTATTGACGGACGGGTGGTTGAGGTTCCGGTTCAGAGCGTGGAGGTGGTCCATGTCGACTGAATCATGGAAGGTCGTCCCGTGCCCCATCCATCACGGAAAACATCCGTGCCACGATGCCCGGTGGGTGATGACCGCAGACGCCGAGGTTGAAATGTCCGATCACGTTCCGGAAGACTGGCGACTGGCCAGCGGATCAATCATTTGCCAGATGCGGGACGGCGATCCGCGAGACGCTCACCTGGTTGCAGCTGCGCCGGAGTTGCTGGCTGCGCTGGAGAATCTGCGGGGCAGCATCCGACACGGGGCAACCTGTCGAGCACCTCAGGCGTTCCCGTGTTCATGCGATGCCGATCAACTCTGGGAAATGTCTGGTGCAGCCATCGCCAAGGCCAAGGGAGGTGCCCGATGAACATCATGAAAGCCACAAGCCACGCTCCGTGGAAGGCTGAATTTGGAAGGGGCGGATGGATCGTCCTGTCCGCACGCGGAGAATCTATCGCGTATGTTCGCCAGCACATAATCCACGACGAGGCTAATGCTCGTCTAATCGCGGCCGCGCCTGAGTTGCTGGCCGCGCTGGAGATGGCGCTGGAAAGCCTCGACGCCGTTGACGTACCGCAGGAGTGGGACTGCCGATCGAAGGTGCGTGCAGCCATCGCCAAGGCCCGTGCCTCACGATGAGTATTGACGGCGCGAACCGCTTCACGTAGAACCACAGCCCCGGGCGACCGGGGCCTTTTTGTATGAATGCTGAACTACTCGCCGCGCTGATCGCTGTGGAATCCGGAGGGAACGACCTGGCTCGAGGCCGACACGGTGAGCTTGGCGCTCTCCAGGTGCGTCCCTGTGTCGTGGCAGACGTGAACCGAGTGGCAGGCACGCACTACCGATGGGCCGAGATGACCAACCGATGGGCCGCGTTGGGGGTGTTCAGAATCTACACCGGGCACTATTGCACCGAGTCCCGGCTCGGTCGGCCGGCAACCAACCAGGACCTGGCGCGTGTGTGGCACGGTGGCCCGAGCGGATGGAAGCGGCGCAAGACGGCAGCGTATTGGAAACGTGTGCAGACTCGGATGAGTGCTTCCTTGGCAGGCGGCACCGATCCGCGCCAGTAACGCGGCATTACTATGGAAGAAAACGAAACACCAGTTCAGCCGACCTCAGAGGTCCAGCTTGCAGCATCGACGCTTGGCCGTCGCGCTCGCGGCAAACGCAAAACCATCACTGACGAAGATCGCCAGCGGCGTTCCGACCAGATGAAGGAGATCAACGAGAAGCGCCGGACGATCCGAGTTCAGGGCGTAGTCGTGAACAGCCCGGGCGGTAACACGCAGGTGAATCAGATTGTGAAGAAGATCGAGCCCGTCACTGACCCCCGAGTCGTCGCGGCGATCGGGCGCACCGTGCGTTCACAGGGGAGGATCGTGCAATGAAGCGCAAGGTCGTGATCGTGCTGGAGGATTCCGAAGAAGGATTCAGCCGCCAGATGTACGTCGAGCCCCCGCTACCTGCGGATATGAACGAGACTCAGCCTACACCGGCGCTGCTCTGCGCGATGGTCGTGCATCGGGCGATTCAGGCGTTCGTGGAAGCGGGGGAGGAAAAGCCCGTGGAGGAGAAAGCCGATGACAAAAACTGACCTGATCCATGCGCTTGCTGAAGAGTGCGGCCTGCTGGTTCCTCACGCTCGGCAGATTGTCGATCGGATGTTCGACCTGATAATGGACGCTACATTGGCAGGTGGGTTTGAGGTGCGCGGATTCGGCGCGCTGGAGACTCGAATGACCAAGCCGATGATCGGACGGAACCCCTTGAAGCCCGATGTTGAGATCGTGATTCCGCCCCGGCCGAAGGTCGTATTCCGTCCGTCGAAAGAGTTCCGAGATCGGGCGATCAAAACACTTGCGGTTGGGGGTCGTAAAAAGTAGGATACCACCGCTTGTAGTGCTGTTCATAGTTGTCGAGCCCCCTAGGATTGAGAGGTCCTAGGGGGTTTTTGTTGGTCACCCCTCCCGGCGTCCGACCGAGAGGGGCACAAGCCGATACCAGACCGATGGGTGGGAAAAACTATAAAACCACCCCGGCCACGTCGGTTACCCAAAATTGGCTGATAGCACGCCTGGAACCTTGCGGAGGTTCGCCAGGAGCGTGTCTGGATTCTGCGAGTTGGTCACGCAGATGCCAATGAGATCCTTGCGAGCGCGGTCACTGAGATCCTTGGCGTCGATCACGACCACCCGGTTACCGGATAACGCGATCCGATGGATGCCGGTGGATTGCTTCGATGATGCGGGCGTCTTCACGGGTCATGGCGAGGTAACGCTTCGATACCTGCTGGCAGGTCCAGCATGGGCTTGGATGACAGCCACAGGCGATCCGCTCATGCAGCTGGTGGGCTATCGCTTTGAATCTGGAGAGTTCGTCGTTTTCGTGGTTGGAGTCCATCGTGGTGGCGGTAGCGGTTGATGGTTGTGTAGGAGACATCGAGGATACGTGCTAGCTCGATGTCGGTCACGTGCGGCGGGGCGCCTTTGATTGCCAGTCGCTTCTCCATCGGTATGCGCGGTCGGCCTGATGGCTTGATGATTCCGAGGAGCTTTTTGATGCGGTGGATGAGGTTCATTCGCAGCTGTAGATTTCGGTTGTGGTTTTGAGATCCGTCGGCCACTCGGGGGTGACGAAGGAGAGGTCGTGGAATAGGACTTTGTCCGTCGGCTGGATCGTGAGCCGGCCGTTGTCCAGCTGGATAAAGCAGAACTCCTTGGCCTGTTCGGGATACCGGGAGAATCCATCGTCGATGGGTGCGGCGGTAAAGAGGTACTGGCCTTTGCGAAGCAGGCTACCAGCCTTCGCCTCGGCGGTGACGCCGCGCAGATAGGCGTACTCGATGGTCGTGAACTCCCGGCCGTAGCAGTCCCAGCGTTGAGCGTGCTCGATACGCCAGTCAGGTTCCGGGTTCTCATTGAATGCTAGCGCGTGCGGTGGCACCGCCCGGTAGACGGCCCCGCATTCCAGCATGACCGTGCAACCCCATGCGCGTCCAGGAATCGAGACCAGCCCGAACCAGACGCAGGGGATAAGGCCGATTTTGTCGGAGATGAACGAGGCATCGACGTAGCAGTATTGGTGGTGTGGCAGCTGACCAGATTGGGAGAAGGTCATGGTTTTTCCGTAAGTGACTTGATGTATCGGTTTCTCTGCCGTGGTGTTAGTTTGACGATGTAGTTCAGCACCTCGACCGCATTGATTGAGTGACTCAGTTTCCAGTACGGTCTTGCTGCGTCTAGTTCCTTCGCTCGCTCAATGTCCACCACCAGCACCTCGCTGGTCATTGTGTGCTTGTAGATGAATGCGGGGTTCATGGTTTCACCTCCTTCTCTTCCCACAGCAGCAGATCGGCGCGCAATGCGTCGTTCTCCTGCTCCAGTTGTTTCACCCGATCCTCCAGCTTGCGGACTTCGAGAGCGATTGCGCGGAGTTCTTGTCCACCAAACCAGCCAACCTGACTAACAAATTCTAGGATTCGCTCTTCAATGCTCACAGCTTGGCCTCCTTGGATTGGTGTTCCGACAATCTGAATGCAGGGTGGAACTGTTCGTCACGCCAACGAATCGCCGCTTCACGCCAATCGGATCGTTGTTCTCCCCAGCTTCCACTGTCTACATTTGCGATGATTCCCCATGCTATTTGAGTGCATTCCTCCAGCCGCTTGATGCGCTCGCCCCTGTCCTCGTACAACGCAACGTCCGCAACCAGCGCGGCGTGTTTGTTCTTCGCATCCATTAGATCCTCCTCCAGCCGCTTGATGCGGTCTTGAAGCCGCAGGTTCTCCTCATCCAACAATTGCTGCTGCCGGATGATTGAGTTTGCCGCATGGAGTTCGCGTTCGAGTTGGCGGGCGTGATTGATGATTGTATCTGGTTTCGGGTCCAAATCATAAACGACTAGCAGTATGTCCGTCCTCGGTGTATCGCTCACGGCCGTCCCTCCTTAATGATCGCCCAAACGGCGCGCTTCTTCACGCCGATAGCCTTCGCCACGTAGGCCAAGCTCTGACCTTCGTTCCACAATTTCCAGGCGCGTCTGGCATTGAATACCGGAACCGGTGCCCGTGCTGGCACCGCAACTGGATCGGGGAAACTGATCCACCCACGGGCGACTGCGTTTGAGATGAGTGCGTTCACGATTTACCTCCATTGATTACGTTCCAGATTACACTGTGCGACCGTTTGAATTTCTTCGCTAACTCACGATAGGTGTACGTCGGATTCTTGCGCTTGGCCTCGATGATCGCTTTGCATTCGGCATCGGTCATCTGTCTCCAGGTGCCGCTGGGTTGCTCTTCGATAATCGGCACCGGTGGCTGCTTCCCGAGCACACGTTCGATGGATTCACGGGAGAGTTTCATCTTTGAGGATCCATCCGGGGGATTGAATGATCTGGATGGAGTCGCCGTTGTACCCGGGCCAGCTGTCGGTGTCTTCGCAGATCATCCACTGGCGGATCCACGACTGCCACGTGCTAGAACCCTTGTCCAAGGATTCGGTGTCCAGCTGGTACACAGCGACCGCATAGGGCGCCTGGTCTTCGACGCAGATCCACTGCCATGCGCGTGTCTCGCCGGTGATGTCCCGGTACAGGTCACGGTAGTAGGCAGCCTGCACGTCATAGCGCAGCTGGCCAATCTGGCGCCGGAACCCGGCCTTGCTAGCATCGCGGCATTTCTTCAGGTCCACGATTACCGGGGTCGTGTTAGGCAACCAGTCGATCAGGCCCTTGCGTTCGCAGGACTCGAACTCACCGAACATCCCGACCTGCGCTTTGCCCGGTTCCGCAAACAGGCGTCCCGCAACTGGGTGTTCGCGAACGGCCTCGACCATGCGCTCGACGGTTTCGATTGCGTCCTGCTTGAACACGGTGACGCCTCGGGCCTCCTGCTCGTCTCTCCAGCTGCGTGCCTCCTTGGTCCGGTAGTCATCGAATGGCGACGTGGTCCAGAGGTACGGCGTGCCGAGAACCTTGTGGTCCAGCAGGCTGCCGATGTTCATGGCGTCCGTGGTTTCCTTCTCTTCCTCAAAGCCGACCATGGCGTGCGCCGGTGAGCGGGAGAATGCCTTGAGACTGGAGATGTTGATCGCCGGGTGTTGGCGATACGTGTGTACGTCGATGGGGTGGATAAGTTTCATGTTACAATTCTCCTGAATACTTACGGTCGTAAGCCTCATTCATCTGCTCACTATCCTTGTAAAAAACCCATTTACTCATTTCTTCAATCCTGACGATGCGCCGATTACTCGCATTTCCAAACAACCATTCACAAAGTTGAACCAGATACCACCCTGGTTCCGGGTTCCCAATGACAACTCCTTGCCACTCCAATTTGCCATTTTCGGAAAACGTGTGAAAACATTGCCCTAGCAGTGATATTTGATTCACAGGGCACCTCCTGCCTTCATCATTGCCCGACCGATACCGCGCTTGTTGCGGATCACCCACTTCTTCAGGTCTTCAGTCAGATCATTCGCCGTCGGGTACGCCTCGGGCGTCGGCCACCAGTTCAGTTCGGTGGCGAGTTTCACCAGCTGCTCGTAGGTCGCACCAACCGAGGCCAGTGTGGACTCGACGGTTTCTTCAACCAACTCGGGCAGCGGTGCCGGGGTGGCAGTAGCCTCGACCGGTGCGGGCTCAGGCTCGGGAGCCGGCGCAGGTTCAGGTTCAGGCACAGGCACAGGCTCGGCGACCGCGATGGCTTCGGGCTCGACCTTCTTCTTGCGCGGCTTGGGCTCAGGCGGCGTCGGGGTCACGTCTACAACGGAACTGGTCACGGTGGTAGCGACAGACGGCTGCACGACCTGTTGGGCTACCTGAGTGTCGTGGATCTCTTCCGAGGTGTGCATACCCAACGCAATCTCCGGCGCATAGGCGCGGCACCAGAACGCAGCTGCGCGGTACTGAAGCATCTGCTCCGGCATGGTCTTCCATTTACTGCCAGACTTGCCATACCAACCCTCGGCCTTGGCCATGGCGATCGTCACCAGAGCGCCGACAAGCTCGAGGTTGCCCTCGCGCTCGACAGCGAAAGCGCGGCAGCCCCAGTCATCTGTCCCCTCTTGTCCGACCCAACGGAAACGCATCGGGGAGAACCGGCCACAGGAGTTGACGGTGGCAATCAGAAACGATGCAGACCACGTTGGCTTGCCGTGGATTGGGACCATCGACTGCATGACGGCCATGACCGAGGCGCCGATGCGCTGACTGAGTTCCAGCGCGATGATGCAGTTTCCGAGGTTTGCCTCGCCGCGATAGGAATCGGGAACGAGGGTGCTGGACGCAAGGGCCTTGGCCATGCGTTGCACAGAAACGAACGCGCTCTCCGAAGAGAACGCGCTCAGTGCTTGGGATTGCGTGGGAGTGGTTTGCTGTAGCGCAAGGTTGCTCATACGTCAGTCACCGTATAGCAACTGACGTGCGCCGTCAATACAGGATTATCGAATTCCCACAGCTTTTTTCGCTTTTGCGTTCGCGATGTCTTCGATGCGGTCCAGTTGCCGTTTGGTGGCGGTCTGAGGATCCAGTTGCGAAATACGGGTCTTGAGTTCGACTGCGCGAACCTCCTGCATCCTGGTCAACTCCTCCGGGGTAGCCTGCCGTTGCACGCGGCCGAACTGGAAGAACTTGTTGCTCTGAGGGGTGGCCGGCGTCCATCCAGTCTTGGCCAGCACCTGGTAGGCGCGGTCAGGATCTTCGCCTCCAACGATCGCGGTGCCGCCAGTCAGGACTGACATGATGCGCTCCTGGGCACGCGGTGTACCAACTGGGTCCCCAAGGAAGTTACGGTCAACTTTGCCGCTCCAGGGTGTCGGGACCAGGAGGTTGATGAACGTCTGGTCCTTGGGGTTGAACTGCGCGCCGGACATGGCGGTCCCTTCGCGCAGGAGGGGTTGAAACGGAATCAGGGGGCTCACAGTAGCAGCGGCGATCTTACCCACATCCGGCGCTCCACGATATGTGCCGGCGCCGATCATTCCAGATGCGGTGCGCCCCTGGGCGATAGCTGAGTAGGCGCCCCAGACCAACGCCCAGCCAACATCCTTCGCAGTGAGTTCGCGAGGCTCAAAGGTGAGCCCCTTCTTCTTGGCAGCAGCAGCGGCCTTTTCGTTGAGGCGATTGCGCTTGGCAATGGTGTACTGAAGCTCGCCGACAGCGGCCAGCGCTGGGCGAATGTACTGGAACGGTCCAGTGTTCAGCGAAACACGCAGCATCTTCCCATCAGGAAGATCCAACTCCATCGTGTTGGGCTTGTGGCCTTCACGCTCCAATCGGTCAGCCTCTTCCTTGTCGTCGGGCCATCTGGTAAAGACTCGCAGCGCGCCTGAGAGGACTAATCCAACGAACAACCCGGAAAGCCCCAGTCCCGCCGCAGCCTCAATCTTGCGCTGCACCTTGTCGGTCTCGGTCTTGTACCAGGCGGACCCCTCGAACGCATCGGGAACGAAACCTCCGCCAGCAAACGTAAGTCCACGGTTGACTCCGATTGCAACGGCGTTTGAGAACATTCCCAGAAGATCCGGAATCCCGATGCGCGACAGGATTTTGCCGGTGGATTTCATCGCTTGCCCGATAACCCCACCGGGTCCTCCTTCTTCTTCGACGTTCCATCCAATGGTGGACCGCAGGTTTTGCGTGATACTCTTGATATCTCCCGCGTCCAAACCAGCTGCCGCGATGCGTTGGTATTGCCGTGCGCGCACGACGTTCCATGCAGCGGCGCTACGATCCTTGGGCGCGACGTTGGGGTTGTCTCCAACCAACGCCTGGGCCAACGCGTACTCGGCAATGGAATCTCCAATGATTGTCTTTGCAGTCTTTCGTGCCTCGGCCTGACCCATGCCCTGGAGGCGCAGCTGTGATTCAACCCAAGCACCGATCTCCTGCTGCTCGGCCAGGACACCTTGGAATGCGTCGAGGGATGAGGCGAAGCGGTAGGACAGCTGCGCGAGTCCAAGAATACGAAGCACCGTAGCCTGCGCGTATTTGCCGCTCTTGTAATACTCCGTTGCCTGCGCGTTGATGCGATCCAGCGCACGCATTCCACTCTGGAGACCCATGATGGTATCCTTTTCAGCGCGGCCTTTGGCGGCTTGGAGCGCAGATTTATACGCCATGTTCAGCGCGTTGAAGCGCGCTCTGTAAGCATCCTCAAGGGTAGTCGCTGTATCCTTCCAAAGGCGGAGTGTGCGATTCGGGTCCCGACTGGATACGAATCTTTGGATCGCCGTCGCACCTGCACGTGACGGCGTGTAAACAAACATCTGCGTAGCCACGTCGATCAGCTGCTTGGTGATGAAGCCGAACTTGAACAACGTGTTCGCTGACCCGTATTCCTTGGCCGCCCTTGCCAGGTTCTGCTTATTGCCACGGATCGGCATGGTCATCCGCGCCCAACGCATCTGGAGTTCACGCATAACGTCCATGCGCTTGCCCTCGTTCATCGCAGCCTTGATGTCATCCGTGATGCCCTTGCTAAGCTCCTCTTCGGTAGCCGTGCTAAGCTCCTGCTCCAGGCGCGCCAGGTCTCGGAAGCGGGATACCTCTTCGTCGGTAGGCACCTGCCAGCCCGATTTCTTGGCGATGCTTTGCAGGAGCGCCGCTGAGTTCATGCCGCCCGCGTTCACGAACTGCTCGATCTTCTGCCAGAGCGGAGTGCCTGGGCCAGCCTCCTCGCGCTGTTTACCGGTGAGCTTCTGGACCGCCTTATCCAGTGCCTGGATGCGTGCCCGCTCAAACTTCGCCTCGAACGCTTTGGCCAGCGCAACTCCAGTCTTGTCGGCCAGCGCCTGGTCGATCGCCAGTTCTGACAGCAACGCCTCCGAAAACGCCTGAGCTAGCTTGGCTTGCCCGGCCTGCGGGGTGTTGAGGACCCGCTTCACCAGGTCGCTCATCTTGGGAACCAACCGCTGCAACGCGGGGTTCTTGGCGACACTCTCTGCGATACGCTGGTCCAGCAGGCCAGCGCGGATACCACCAACGAGGCGATCGCGAGCCTTGGCACGATCAGCTTCCAGCTGCGCTTCAGTCTTCGGTTGAGCCGGATCGAAGCTAACGTCCTTGGCGCCCACGATCTGGGAGACTACGGCGTTCTCGGCCTCCATCATCCGCTCGGTGAGGTAGGTCCAGACAGCGCCCTGCATCCACTCATTGGCCAGATTCTCAGCTGCGACGATCTGGTTCAGTTTGCCGGTCAGGAACGCGAGCTTCTCGGCCCGAGTCCTGGTCGCCATGCCTGAAAGCTCATCGGCTGTCAGGTAGGTCTTGGCGACGCGCTTCAGGAGTTTACGTGTCGGCTCAGACCGGTAGCGCGGATCCTCGGTGATGCCGGCGTTGATCAGCCGCTGGAGGCGGTCACTGGCGGTTGTTGGGCCCATCTTGGCCTTCACGTACAAGAAGTTATTTAGCACGCGCTGGCGGGCCAGCTGCACCTGAGACCCCACGTTGGCCGTGATCATCTGCATCACGCGGGCCTTGGCCTCTGGTGATGCTCCGGCCAGATCCATGATGCGTTCGATGGAAGCCAGCTGGCTGCCGATCACGCGGCTCATCTCGGCGTTGGGTTGCTGCACCAGGCGAACGAGGTCGATCTTGGCGGGCGCCGGCGGTGCTACCTTTTTCGGCCCGAACTGCGTTCCCTTGAACCGGCCGCGAATCACGTCCTGGGCGAGCTTCAAGGTGGTCGGCGAGTAGTTCAGGAACCCGTCGCGGATTGTGCGCCAGTGGGCGTACTGCGGTAGGTCGAGACCCTCCTCGATCGCCTCTGGATCCGGATCTTCTTTGGCATCCATGGCTTCCTGGTACTGAGCGCGAAGCTCTTCGTTGCCAGCCGCTCGGGCCATCATGATGTTCCAGCCCGCATTGAACTCGGCTTGCTTGACGGCATCCTCGGTAGCCTTCTGCACCTTGGCTTGGGTCGAAGGCTTGGTCATCAGCGCGAGGCGCTCGTCGGACGTGAGCTTTCGATTCGTGGGCTGGGGAGGCTCGGTAACCCCGAGGGCTAGAGCATTCTCGATGATCTGGTCAATGGCTTCATCCTCAATGCTGCGCTTCTGCTTAGCCTTCTGGGTGGGTGCCTTCTTGGTCTTCAGGCGCGCCTGGACAGCGCGGTACACGCGACCGCCGGTGTCGGCCAGTGCCAAGACTCCAAACCGATTCAGCATCTCCTGTAGGTCAGGCTTCTCGCCAACGATCTTCTGAATCTCGGTTTCGGTGAACTGTCCACGGAACTCAGCCATGATCTTGTCCATCACGCCCTTGACGCTCTCGCCGTTGAAGTTGTCGTAGATGGCAGAGGTGAGGAATCCACGCACGTTACGGGCCATGGCCACGAAGTCCTTCACGGACGCCCTCAGGCTCGCCAGGTTAATACCAAACTGGGACGCCTCAGACTGACCGATCAGGTAGAGTTCATCTCGGGTATCAGGGCTGAATGCCTCGGATGCGCCGAAGTGGTTGCGGAGCGACTGGATCAACTCTGCGATGGTATCGCTGCGACCATCAGCCTTGGCTTTGGCGATCTTCTTTTTGGCGACCTCGATCAGCTTTCTTCCAGCATCCTCCTGGTCAACCCCATCGACAGGCGCGAACAAGGCGTCGCCCACTTGGCGGAACTTCACCCCTGCCTCATTGAACGCATCGACTGCCAGCTGGAAGCCAGCGTTCTGCACCTCGGGAGTCCGGGACCGGCGCCCAGCAACCGTATCCTCGTATGCGCCACGTTTGGTGGTCACAGGTTGGCCGGGCGTAGTGTAGATCATACCGAAGTCGGTAGCCGCACGCTCCGGAATGGTGGCTACATCGGCGATAACCTCCGGCGTGGGTTCAGCTGTCGATCCTTGAGCGCGGTCCCAGGCGTACTGCAATGCTGGACTGAGCTTCAGCTGTAAGCCAGCCGCCCACCGGGATGCGCTCTGAATGCCGGAACGGATCGCGGCGGAGGCGAGCTTGGTAAGAGCTTCGAGAACCCGGCGCGCAGACTCCTCGGGCGTCGGCCCGTCGGTGATGCCGGCCTTGGGAGTGATGGACTCGACGAACTGGGCGATCGCGTCGGAGGCTTCGGCGACGGCGTCGCCAAGATCCATCTGAGTCTGCGCCTTCTCCTGGGCGGCCTTGGCTTCAGCAGCGGCGCGAGCCTTCGCCTCCGCTTCGCGCTGGCGCTTCTCGTAATCGACACCCTTTTCGCCAACCAGTGCGAATGATTCTGCCTGTCCTGCCAATAGGTCGCCCTGCTGCTGCATGGCTCCAAGGCGCGGCGTCCGTGGGACCCCCTCTTCCTTGGCCACTGGCGCTGAGTCCACGAAGATCGTGTCGTATTCGGTCAGACTCTGGACGCCAAACTTCTGGCCATCCCTGATCGTGTAGTCGCCATCCGGCGTGATCCCGGTCACCTCGAACTGCTCGCCTTGGATCGAGAACTTGTCCCCAAGCGACAGACTTCCAACCGATACCTCGACGGGGCCATCCGGCTCGCCTTTGCGTTGCATGGCCTCGGTCTGCGCGTCGGCGAACGCTTCATCCTGCGCCTGCAAGAACGCGTCCAAGCCCATCGCTTCTTCGGCTCCAGCGGCTGCTGCTTTGGCTTCTTTGCGCGCCTCGGCAGTGTCGCCTTCACGCCCGCGTGCTGCCTTCTCTATCTCGGCCCAGAACTCCGCAACCGTCATATCTCCGTACTTGCCAGGATTTTCCATGGCGAGTTCCTGAAGCAACACGTCGGGCTGGTTCCGGCTGGCGGTTCCACGCGACCTGCCTGCGAAGATTTTGTTGAAGAACGGCTTCAGCCTCGGAGCGTCATCATAGAGGCTCTTGATCGCATCCAGTCGGCCCTCCTTCTTGGCCTGCGACCTGGACATGACGCCGCCCAGATTGATGATGTCATCCAGGATGTCGCCTCGGAACGTCCATTCGCGGGCCTTCTTGGCCTTCGGTGCGGCTGCTGGAGCGGGAGTGGCAGGTGGTGGCGTAACCTTAGGCTCCTCCTTCGTCAGATCCTTCTTAGCTGCCTCGGCAGCGTTAGCCTCCGAGAATGATTCATCCTCGAAATTGAAGTTCTTGATGTTGGCAGCAGTAGCTCCGGCTTCTCCTTGAACCAGCGCGCCCATGTCCCTCATGCGGCCACCAACCCGCTGCGCCAATTCCCGCTCGAACGGAATGTTGTCAGCAAAGAGCCACATCATCTGAGCTTTGCTCTTGAGGCCGTATCGGGCGGAACGCAGTGATACCTGCTCAACCTGGGTGGCAGTCCACGGCAGGTTGACATTGATCTGGGTTGTCGGATGAGTGCCGGTCTTGTCGTGCAGTGACAAGCCGGTGCCTCCCTTAGCCATGGTTGCGACCAGGACCATAGGTTGCTTTCCGCGCCATTCTTCGAGGTTCTTCTGGGCTTGGGAATCTGGAATGGAGCCAGTGAAGATCGCGACGTTCTGTGCCCCAATCTCGCGTTTAATGACATCTTCAGCAGACGGTATCTCGATAGCCGAGACGCCAACCTTGTCCATCGTGGACTCCAGAAGGTTGATCAGTCCGTCTGACAGCAAACCAGGGTAATCGCTTCTCCTAGGCGATTCACCGCCCATCATTTTAGCCAGCGCCTTGGCGCGCTTAAATTCCTGCTGGAGACGGCGCTGTTCGTTGATGTCGATGGTTCTCTCCGCCTTGGTCTCAACGAAGATGATCGGCCAACGGCCAGCATTCAAAGCTCGCCATGCCTCGTTGATCGCGTTTCCAACCTTCGACGCTTCCAGCAGGCGCTTCTTGTAGTTGATCACCCACATCTTGTCCGTACCGTCTAGCGAGCCCTTTTGGTTTTCCGCTTCGTCGGAGAACGCGTTGTAGATGTCGGTCCATTTCTGGTTACCCTTGATAGCCACCAGACGCGAATCAACTTTATCCGCCGGCAGCCGGGTCTTTCGGGCCGTGAAGATGCCCTCTTTTCGGAAGAAGTTTCTCGCCGCAATTTGATCCTGCTCGTTGGTCTTAGTCGGGAGCCAAACCGTTCTCACTACCTGACCGTCTTTTTTGATCGGGGTCGCTCCGTATGCCGCAGCGAACTGTTTGTAGTCACCGTTGAACGAATCAAAGATTCCAGTGTTCAGCAGGTAGGCTGTCTGAGTCGGGTTCTCGAACGGCGTTGCAGTCGAGAAGATTGGGAACTTGGTTTGCTGGATCCATTCCTGAGCCTTCTTGGCTTGGTCAGACCCTGCTCCTGCCAGATTCTTAATCGCGTGCGCTTCATCGAAGATCAGCACGTCTGATTCTTCCGGCGCGAGGTCTTTCATCTCCGAGTAGGTGATGAACTTTACGGGTCCGAGATTGTAGGCCTTGAGATCCTGCTGGATCTGTTTGATCAGACCCCGGTTGAGGGTAACGTAGATGATCTTGCGGGCGAAACGGTCCTGCATCTCGCGAATACCAGCCCCAAGCACGAAGGTCTTTCCGGTTCCAGGTGCGCTGGAAAGCATGAAGAATGGGCGCTTGGTTGCAAACGCTTGGACCATGAGGGCTGCATCTTCAATCTGCTCATCCCCAACTTCCCTTGGGATCCCAAAGTCTTCACCCTGTCGGATAAGCTCCTGGGTTTCTACGCTAAGATAGTTGTCAACGCCTCCATCCAATCCGCTTCGGTCGGGCCGGTTGTCCGCATCCTCTCGGAGTTTTCGGAGTTCAACATCACGGGAATAAGCCGGGCTACCACTTCTTTGTCCGCCAGTAGTCCCTGGATCAGTTCTTGATCGCTCGATAAACTGCCCAAGACCGGCGGCAGAGATGGTGTAGGTGCGGCTGTCTTTGGAATACCGTCCACCAGCGGCACGGAGGTCGTCCTGGCGGTCGTAAGTTTTGCCCCGGAGGGTGATGCTGCCGTCCGGGTTCTGCTGAGCGGTGATTTTGAGGCCGGTAAGGAAAGTTTTGTTTTCATCGGTAAGGATTGCTTCGGCTTTCGCTTTCTCTTCTGTGACTGCGTTTTGGTATTCCGGCAGCGAGCTGATGTAGTCGCCAACCTGGCGCGTGCGTGATCCTGGCGCGGCGCTCCTGGTACTTCTGACCAGCCATGCGGCGTAGTCTGGCTGCTGCGCAAGGAGGTCTTTGACCAGGAGGTTGGAATGTTTTCCGAATCCAACGGTTTGGTTGGCGAGCGGGTTTTGAGGTGACGGGGCGGGCGCGGGCCGAGGTGCGGGGGTTGGTTTGGGTGCAGCTGGCGCAGCGGCCGGCGCAGGAACCAGCGCGGCTCGCAAGGCTTTGATGGTTCCAACGGGATCTACCTTTAAACCGCTGTTAACACCGCTCATCTGGCCACTATCCATCCGCCTTCCGATTTCAGATTGAGCAAACCTTTCTGGAGTTAGGCGGCCCCGCTCTGCTTGGAACTGAAGGGCCTCCAAGTCGAAGTCTGCGTCTTTGTATGAGAGCGGGCTTAATCCGTAATTTGGAGCTTCCGTGATCGTGTACCGGAAATCAGGCGCCACTTTGAACGGTGTGGGCTCCTGTGCCACAGCTGGCGTTTCTGCCGGCGTAGCTGGAACCTCAGCCGGCGTAGCAGCCACCCCTGGTTTAGCCCATCCAGTCGTTTCATCGAACTCAAACCCAGCCTGCTCCAGTTGTCGAACGCGGCCGGCGAGTTCCTCGAAGCGAATCAGTTCCTCATCCGACATGGAATCCGTTCCGAGATCGACGCCCGCGTTGTACTCCTGCGTCTCCTCGATCGTCAGCAGCTGGACTTCGGCGGGAGCGGCGGGAGTTGACGTCTCGGCGACAGCGACAGTCTCAGGCGCAACAGCAGCAACCTCGATCGGAGTCTCCTCATCAACAACATCCGTCTCCAGAGCCATGTCTGGAATCTTGGCTTCTTCCCCAGGAGCGCCACCAGTCACAGGCGGCGGCGTGATGCGAATCGGCCCAGAAGGCGCGCCGCCGGAGTTGATTCCCGCCAGAGTGGCGGTGGCGTTGGGGAGGAGTTCAGCGTTGTTTCCTCCGACTGAGGAGCGAGCGGCTGGGTCTTCGCTGAGAAGATTTAACAGACTTCCTGGCTCCGGTTCTGAAAGCGGCTGGCCTGCGACTATCCTGTCATTGATTTCCTTGATCTGCTGATCCGAAAGCGGCCCCTCGGCCAGCCTTGTGTCCCGGAAATCCTTGATTCTATCCAACCGATTCTTCCGCAGTTTTGACCCAAGCAGGCTCAGCGGGATCGAGGTGATGGCCCCAACTGTTCCGCCAACACCAGATGCGTCAATGACTCCATCCAAAAATTCAGCCTCTGGATTGTAAGCCATCTCACTCAGGTTGCCGCCAGCCTGCTCCAATCCCTCTTGGGCGAATTCTCCGATTGTCGGCTTGACGCCCTGCTTAGCGAAATACCCGGCGAGCTTCTTAGTGTTCTCAATGGTCTGTCCAGGGGCGAGCTTGGGAATGAGTTTTCCGCCGCCCTCGGTGATTTGTTTGAGGCCAGGGACTACGCCTAAGAATCGCTCGGTTGCATAGCCTAACGGCGCGTTGAGTCCGAACTGAAGCGCCTGTTGGTACTTCTTCTCCTCCTGCAACCGGCTTGCCTCAGCGCCATTTCCAGCTGCCATCGCCTCCGCGATCTTGTTGTCGTAGAAACGCCCCGCTTTTTCCGCAGCATCCTCAGCAGTGCTACCTGCGTAGATTGCTGGTCCGAGATAAGGGATGAACGAGGTTGCCGACGATCCGATTCCGGAACCCACCTGAGTAAGAAAATCCTGCTCACGCAATGGGCTGACCGGAAACATCTTCTCGGCGCCGCGTTGAAGGGACTCGCCCGCCTGATACAGACCTGTCTGCTCAACTGGAACAGGTGCAGGTTTCTCGACTGGCGTAACAGTTTCTGGACCAAGGAAAGTCGATTCGGCTTGCTGCCAAATTGGAATTCCCGTTTCAGGGTTTACATCGGGAGGCTGAAGCCAATCGGTGAGGCGCGCCGCCGCTTTCATGGCTTTGCCGATTGTACGTGGAGGCTCACGCACTGTCGCTGCGCCAGCGGCCCCTAAAGCACCCTGCTTAGACTGCTCGTAGAAATTCCTCGTTGCTTCCAGGACCGCATCGTCACTGAGGTCGTCCGGAAACGAGAGGCGAGCTACATCTGGAATCTCAACGATGCGTGGCATAAGCGTTACCGAGACGGTATCCAGTTCAGTGTCGATTTATCAAAGGTGAAGTTCGGAAGCGTGGGTGCTGCGTTGGTAGCGCTGGCTGCAGCGGGCGCCCCGAGCCTTGAAAGCCGTTCCGCAAGCTGCTGCGGAGTGAGTTTAACCGTCAGGTCACCTTCATCGGTTTGGATTTTCATCGTGCCCGGGTACTCAGTCTTTGGGGCCTTCTGCTCCACAACCTTCTTCGGCTTCCCGTACCGCTGGCCAAAGACGGTACGAATGTCCATGTCCGCGTTGCCTTGGTAGGCTTTCCGGTTTGCAGCTGGCTTCCCAGCGGCCTCCAACTCGGCGAGCATTTCTGAATCGTTAGCCCCGGTTCCTGTAATGGTGGATTCAAGGTCATCAGAAATAGGCGCCCACCCCTGCGACGCCATAATGCCAGGCATCTTCAGGCGGGTATCGGACACGGATACCAAACCTTCGGCGCGCCCCTGGTTGAATGCTGGCCGCTTCATTAGCTCTTCTGGAATCTCCAGTTTGTCGCCAAAGCCTGATGCCTGCTGGAGAACGACGGCCTTGCCGGCAGCGGCCGCCAATGCGTCCAGATCCTTGATGCTCTTGGCGCCCTTGGCTGAATTAACCAAGTCGATGGTTACCCCATCCGCTTCGTAAACCAGGCCCTCGCCAAACTTTTCCTTGAGGAGGTCAGTCCGATTCTGTGCCGCAAGCTTTGCCGCCTCACGCCGCTGGTCAACGAGATCCTGATAATACCTCTCGCGCACCCGCGCCTCTTCCTGGCGCTGCGCAATGGCTTCCTCACGCGCCTGGCGCTGATTCGCCAGCTGCACGCCTTGAAGGTACGACTGCCCGATGTTTTCGAGTCCTGAGAAGGGGTTTGCCATAATCGTTTAGAGTAGTCCCTCGCGGCCGTAGCCGGTCGGCATTCCGGTTGAATAGTTCCAATTTCCGCCGCCACCGGCACCACCGGCACCACCAAAACCACCCTGTCCAAGCGCACTGAAACCAAGGTTGGTTAAACCGGATCCAAGTGAGCTAAGGCCTTGGCCGGCAACTCCACCTGCGCTGGCCATGTTGTATGAGCCGAGTAGCGCGGCTTGTTTTTTAGCCCGCTCGTCAGCGCGGATGCTTGCGATCATCTGTGGGGTGAACTCGTAGTTTGACAGCGGAGCTAGCGGCGTCGTGCCAAGGATGTTGGCAAACTGTTGGTTGCCTGCCTGCTGTAGACCTATCGAGGTGGTAGCAATATCTCTAGCTTCAAGATTTCGGCCTGCTTGGCTGATCATCTGGCGGTCTCCTGCGTAACCTCCTCCAACCGCTTTTGTAGCTGCACGTCTTTGAACCTGCGCTAACACATCAGGCGGAAGCTCTCCTCGAAGGAGTGCCATGGCATTTTGTGTCCGCTGAGTTTGTCCCTCTTGGTATCCGGGGACTTGAATCCCCAAAGACTCAAGAAGCTGCGCCCGGTTGAATGCGTTTCTCTGCGCCTCAAGCTCACGCGTGCGTGGCGTCAGCTGCTCCGCCTCGCCGACAGCGGCGGGAATGTCGAGGCCAGGCAAATTTGCCGCGCCGCGAGCGCCAGCGCGATCTTTGCTGGCTTGATTGCCACTGACTGCTGCGCCCGCCGCTGATCCGACGAGCCCAACTCCTATTGCTGTTCCTACCCAAGACATAGTAAATATTTGTTATCCCTCACGTAAGTGAGGTCGTTGCGTATCTCTTCGTGATCTTTCTTGTTCTGAGGATTGGGATGGACTGTCACCCAGACCGTATCCTCTTGAATCAAAATTGCCCTCCGCGTCTGCGGTAGGGTGATTCCGTACATCGGCGCCGTGTACGTAACCAGTCCCTCGGTTTCACTGATCACCGTGAGCTTTCCTTGAAGCAGGAAAAACGGGTGATCGAACTTGTGAATCCGACTGGTGATGATTGATCCAGCTGGCGCAAAGATTTCCCGCACGTACAACCCCTCTGGATAGGTATGGTTGAGCGGGCACTCGATCTGGGGCTTGTCCGAGACAAACGCTTCCCAACGATCCAGTCGATCGTCGAGCGGAACGTCTGCGTCAGTCAGAAATTCCAACCACGTCACCGGCTGCACTACAACTGGAAGCTCTTCGGTCATCAGATAAATCCACCGAAGATGAATTCAGTCTTGGCCGATCCGAACGGCTGCACGTTGATCACGCTGCGCTCGTTGGGGCTGTAGGCCTCGAGTTCGTTTCTGAGGGATCGCAGAGACAACTGGATCTCGCGTTCAGCCTCGGTGTATTGATTCCGGTCCTCCTTCTGGATGGCCTTCATCATGTGCTTGATCGCCTGGAGATTGCCGATGAACAGCCAATCGGAGTCAACGATGGCCGGAATGAACTCCAGACGCACGATCGCCTCGACTACCGTGTTGGTGCATTCCTCATCTGGAGGCACGCATCCGTCGCCGTGGTCGATGCAATCATTCTCCGCTTGCGCGTTGCATCCGGAGGTTCCACCGCAGACCTCGGGCATCCCGATCAGGTAGGTCCGGCGGTACTCGGGGTTTTCTTCGCTGGGACCCCAGACGGCCACCTGTGTAGAAATCGTCGTGGTAGGGTTGTAGGCCACGATCGTGACGCGTCCTTGAGTCAGCGGCTTCTGGGCACCATTGAGACCAGGCTGCTTAAACAGGTTCGTAGTCTCAACGAACGGCGTGATAGCAGGGTTCGGCAACGTGACGTACTCGCCCCAGACGTACTCGCCGCTCACCGTATCCAGCGTGCGGATCTCCTCGTTGGTCACGGGATCTATGCCCTGAAGCAGGATACGTTTGCCGGCATCGGCCGTCAGAGACGGGTACACCCGGAACTTGCAGCTGCCTACTGAGTCCCGATACTGCGTGACCATACCGCGATCCAGCAGCTGGTCTTGCTCGCAGCCCTCACGACCGCAACCGGTGCGCGGCGCCCGCTCGTCCGTCTGGAACTCGTACCACTGGTTCTGGATCGGGATGTTGTACCCGCAGACGTTCATCGCCTCGATCGTCTTAACCTCGCGAGGCCAAGTGATGCAGCCGGCGGTAACGCAGATGCGGAGCTTCTTGTACGTGCCCCACCACTTGCCCATGTCAGCAAGCCGCGCTTGAGCCTCGTTCAGCAGCTGGACGAAACGCTCGTCGCAGGTGGCCAGACCAACAGCCTGTGCGATCGTGGAGTTCTTGGCTTGGGCGAGGGTTTTTCTCATGTTAGCGGATGGCGCGGGCCATGACTTTCCATTTGGCTACGTCGATCGCGGTCAAAACTCCGGTGGTTTTTCCGTTCACGTAAATCCCTGAAACGAAGTTGTTGCGAACCATGCCGATAACCGTGGCATTGGAATACGAGGTAATGCGCAGTTCGCTTTGAGAAAGGTCTGTGCGCAGAATGCTTCCAACCGGTATGTAGTCATTCAAGGCATACGTCGCATCACCACCGGCATCCGTGCAGATAATCCCGATGTCCCAAGTCAACGGATCAACTCCGAGGCCGTGTGTGAACGTAACCGCAGAACCTGCCGCCGGAATCGCCTGATAATTCGCCACTGGCGTGATGTATCCAGACTCCCAGACCGTGCCTGGCGTCGAGTTAGTCCGAAGGAACTGGCGATCAGTTCCGGGTGAAAAGTTTGCCGGACCAATGTTCAAGCCGGGGTTCAACAGCTGGAAACGCGTGCCGTCGTACACGACGACGCACATCTGGTTGGCCACGATGTCGTTGGCGACCAGCGGAATGGTGCCAAACTTGGTAACCGCCTTCGCCGCGAGCCCATCGACAGCGACCGTAGTGGCGCCCGTGTTCGGAGCGTTCGCAACAAACGCGTAGCAGACACCGGTGCGATAAGCCTGATTCACACCTGGAGAAGTGGGACTCAGCGTCACCGTGTAGGCGTTGGCTGCACCGCCACCGACGCCGTATGTAAACTGCGTCTGAACCCGCGCCCACCCGGCCGGGGCCGTGGTGCTGTACTTCAGGATCTCGATGGGGTTTGCGTTGGCATCAAGTCTGAGCCAATAAAGCGGGGATCCTGCGGGCGGGGAGACTGCGTTAGCCTCCCACTCCGGCGCGACCGTCTGCTGGGCAATCAATGCGGCCGCATACGCCTCCAGCCGATCTTGTTCGCTGGCGTAGCACTGGGGAGGTGGAAGCTCTCCAGCTGTGATGTCAATCGTTGGCATGGCTAGATTCGGTAGCTGTAATCGTCTGGCTTACACGGGCCGGGGTCGCATTGAAGATCGAGACACCCTCCCGGGCAATCGAAATAGAAAAATTGATCTAGCGGCGCAACGCACCGGTCTGGCCGTCCAGCCAGGAACGTTGCTCCAAACCGGCCGCCGTTGTTGCGAACAAGATCCTGCCCGCTCAAACGACGCACAGTGTTGCACGTGATCTGGACGTTGCTGACGTACCGGAAAAAGTTGCCGGTTGCCGATGTAAACGCCACGTCCGGGCCGACATTTGCGCAGGTGAACGTGGTTGGAGTCGGCGTTCCAGTAACGATGTTTTCGTCGTTGAAGCTGGTGTTGATGAAACCCTCGGTCGTCACGTGATCACCGATGGACAGGTGATGCGCCTTGTTCGTGGTGAACGTCGCGACGTTTGATGTCCGCTGGTAGGCGATGGGCAGCATTTCCCAGGGGAATTTCACCGGGAGGTTGATGCCAACGAAGCCGCCGCTGGAAGAAACGACGGCGCCGGGATTGGTAACCGTGAACTGATTTGCAGCTGGTACGGTAAGAACCGTAAAAACGCCATTGAATGTTCCGTCAGCAACTCCAACCACAGAAACTTCCATTCCAACTTGAAGTTCGTGCGCCGATTGCGTTGTAAATGTTGAAATGCCGCTCCCATCTCTTGACGCACCTGCCGGAGACGCCAACGGGGGGTTGATCGGAATCTGGTAGTCCGTCGGGTAGTACCACTTGCTGCGATCAACGTCGTGATTCAGGACGATAAACGCAGCGTCGAGAGGATCGAAAGCCGTCTGGTAATACCAAGTTCCCGGGCCTTGAAGTAACACGTCATTGTTTTCAACAACCATGTCGCGGTGTGCTGAAATCAATGTGGAATACGGATTCGGATTCGCTGTCAACGGCCCGATCAACTCATACCAATCCTGCACGTTTAACGCTATGAACGCGCAAATCTCCAACGCTGAGTTGTTGTGAATACGCGTTCCAAAGTGCTGGTACGAATCAACGTAGAAACAGGTTCCAGTAAACCCGTCGAAATTGTTGTAGCGAACCTCGGCGTTTAACGTCTCTCGAACGGTGATAGCATGAACTGGGCTCTGCTGGTTGACCTTGTTTGGTCCTCCGCGAACCTCGTTGCGCTCGAAGGTGCATCCAGCTGCAAGGATCCGCTGGCTGCGAAGCATTTCGACGCTTCCGTCGATGTATTTGCCCGGAACCACGTTGACCCCAGCATTTGCGGCAGTGAACCGATAATTGTCCGGAACGCTGATTACCGTAACGGTTCCGTTGAATGTCGGATCCGCTGAAAATCCAGAAACGGCAACCACGTCCCCAACCCGCAGCGTGTGCTTCATGACGCAGGTGTACGTAGCCACACCAGCGGATCTGGAAACCACGTTGATCGGATTCACAAGGCTCGAAAATCCACCGATCGCGCACTGGGTGTTGGCTTCTGCGTTGCCGGGATAGAGAACGCTCTGAATCGAGTTTCGCCCCTGGTATCCGAATTTGTTGTTGATCACCCTCACCCCCTGCGTCTCGGTATCCACCGTCATGGGCAGGAACGAGAGGGCGATGAACGTCTCAGCGTCTGCGATACCAACGCCGAAGTCGTAGAACTGGTTGTCGCGAAACACCGCGTTTTCACCGCGATGATTGATGCCAGCGACCGTGTAGGAGGAGTTGACCCCTGCGGTCGATTGCGCGGTGGCTGGAACGTCCGGGTAGTAGGTCGGAGAGTAGACGCGTCCGTTTTGAGCGGGCAGCGTTATCGGCGCCGTTGCGCGGAAACAATAAAACTCCTGTCCGCCCGGAAGGAATCCATCGACCGTTTTTGTGCCATTGAAGGCCGGGTCGGTCATCCCCGTAATGACAACGCTATCACCAAGCGTGAAACCAAAGTTCCATTGCGGGTGCTTGGTGTAGATGTCAGCAAAACCGTTGTTCCTTCCGCCGATGATTACCGCTCGAAAATCTCTCTGGAATGTTTGTTGTGTTATGTTTTGAACATAACCGTACCCATTAAAACTTATGTCACTGACTCCGCCAATATTTACATTTGAAATGTACTGATTAATTTCACTGACATTAGTGTACGGGGACGGAACGACGGGAGGGACATACGATGGAGTTGCCACCGCAGTTATGAAATGCGGGTAGGCGGTCGTGTACGTGTTTACTCCAGCGGTCCTTGAAACGGATGTAATTGCGATGTCAGCAACCGAGTTGTTGGCATAGTTGCCGTCGAACGTGATGCCTTGAATCAGCGTGTTCTTGCAATTCGTCGCATCCACGGGGCGGCCCGGATACGCTCCAGCACCTCCAACCACGCCGCTTCCGGAATAATTCCCCAGCGTCTTGATCATCTGGATGTTGAATCCATAGGTATCGAGTCGCTTGGTTGACGTATGGTTTGCGAACTTCAGCGTCGTTTGCCCGATGCCTTTTCCGACAAACTCTACGTTGTCGGTTGCAAGTCCGTATCCGAGGACCAACGAAGATGTGTATCCGCCTCCGATTAGGTTGATCCAACCATTCTCTGCTGCCAGCGGAGTGTTTGCTCCTGGCATCAACACCTGAAATGAAGTTGGGCTGTAAATCGCAGTTACCTGAAATCCAAATTGGCCTGGACCGAGATTGCTCGGCAATGTTGTTGCCGGGTCGATGTAAACCACCGAAATGCCGTACAACGTGATTTTTTCGCCAAGAACAAGACCGTGCGGGGTAGCAGTTGTAAAGGTTGTGTAGCCACCGGTCCTTTGACTCTGAGTGATGTTAGCCCCCGGACTCGACCCCAGCAGAAACGTGCCTGCCGGGAAATCGCATCGACCAGCTGTGAGCAAGCATTCGTTGATCGCCCACGCGCTGTTTCGTAGCCCGCAGGGATCTGCTCCGTAATCAACTGGGTTTGAAGAGGGCATACTAGGCAGAGAGTAACGGGCAGGCCACTCGGCTGAGATCGCCGTAGATGTCCTCCTGGAGACGTTGGGCAACCATGGCAATTCGCTTCAAGCGAAACCTGCCGGTGTTCACATAACGCAGCTGGAATTCGTAGCCATCGCGAGTGAAACCGCCGGTCTGCACGTCGCACTTGTCAGGCGGCTGTGGCAGGGCGATGCGCGATCGGGCGGGCGGCTGGTAGTATTTGACCTCTTGGCAGTTGATCACCGCCGGCGGGCACGAAACCTCACCGGGCTCGCAGTTGCGGTATTTCGCGCAGTCTTTGATCTCGGCCCACGGATGCCAGCACTCGCCCTCGTTGGCCTTGAAGTAGACCTTGGCCTCGATGCTGCCCATGACCTGATCGTACCACTGTTCGGCGCTCATCAGGCGCTTCTTGTTGGCAGGTTCGGCAAACGTGAGTGAGCGTGTTTCAACGATCCACTCGATCGGCGAATCATCGAACCCATCAAAATCAAACTGGCCAGTGCGGGTGACCTCGTAGAGGCCGATCTTTCCCTGATTGAGCCCGAAAAAGAAGCAGCGTTCGGATTTCTGAACCCGAACCGTCACCATCTGGAGAATGTCAGCACCCGTCCAGACGCCTTCCCAAGCGGGAGGCAGCTTCCGGCCCATTCCGGAAACCAAGTCAAAATCCATGACAACCAACCCGCGATGAACGATGCCGCGACCGTTTACCTTCTGCGGCTGTATGGTCATCAGCATCCGGTTGTCGAAGTTCACGGAGCTAGCAGCCTTGAGATAAAATTCCGTGTCGTAGGCCAAGGCCCTCACAACCTGCCGGCTAATAGGAGTGTTTCCCCATTCGGTGAAATCGCGCCTGGCGTAGATCAACGACCGAATGCCGTCCTGCGCTCGGAAAAATAGGTCACCGTTGACCGGGACAATCGACTCATGGTTAAACGAGCCGAAGTTCAACAGCGCGAATCGCTGGATCGGATAATCGAGATCCTTCCAAACGTCGCGGTCCACTGGAGCGTTGAACGCGTAGGTCGCAGTCGGGGTGAATACCAGCAGGTCGCCATCTCCCAGTGACGTGTCCAAGTTGGCGCCGAACGCCAATCCGGTGATCGGGCCATTGGAGACAGCAAAGGCGCCACCTTCATTGAGGAATGTGTTCTCGGTGAATCGAATGACGCTGTCGCGCCCATAGGCCGGATCGCCATACACCAGATCGCCGCCGTAGTATTCTGATCCATTTGCAACCCAGAGGCGTCCCTTTCCGTAAGCCATCGGGCCTCCGATTGGAACCTCTTCTCCAGTTGCGCGCCTCAAGGACCCGCCGTTGTAAAGGTACGGTGGGCTCTGCTGGTCTTGGACAACCAACCAGTTTTCGGCCTGCTGGAAAAACACGTGGTCAGCCGTTGGGCTTTCCGTCTCCATTTTGTACCCGAAGAACAAAGGTCCAAGCAGTGGTCCTGCATCCACTCCGGGATTGTACACCGTGAAAGTCGTCGGCGAAGGCACGCTATCGACTACGAAGTCCCCAAAGAATCCTTCAGGAAACGATGCACCAACAGGCTCTGGGAGTCGCACGACCATCCCGGCAGCAAGCCCGTGGGGTGCAGCGCAAACGTAGGTAGCGACGTTTGAGACCCGGCCTCTGGTGTTGACCGTGAATTGGAATCCAATCGGAGTCAGGTCCTGAACCAGAAATCCAGCGGATATGTCTATCTGGAAAATTTTCCCACCGATTGCGGCCATCAGGTAGGGTTTTTCGCTGTCGGAAATGTAGGTCCCGCAGCCCTGAAAGAAGCCCTCCGTGAACGCTTTTTTAACGGCCGCGTTGTAGTACCCGTTCTGGTAAACCTCGGTGACGTCCGGGAACGTCAACCCTTTCAACCAGATCCCTGGCCGCGCCTTGGGAAAACCTCCACGGACAGTCGTGTTCACCGCCCAAGCCAGTTGGTTGGGTTGAATCAATGACGGAGAGAACCCGCTATCTACACCCCCTTCAGAGGTGAGCAGGCCGTCAACCACGCGATTCTTTTCGGCGACCATGACGCTTGAACCCATTGAAAGGCCATCGCAGGATTCCCGCAAGATGAATGAAAGCCCCGATTACCTGTCCATACCGTGGCGTACAAAAGACCGCTTCTTGATCGAGGCTGAGATGGTGCGTCGTGGCGGGTACATTCACAACGCCGGCGTGAAGTACGGTCAGGGCAAGTATTACCACTTCCGCGCTGCCATGACGGCGCTGTGGCCGCACTTCGACTGGCATGAATGGTCGGAGCTTCTGATCCAAGCATTCGTCGAGAACCAAGAGGTCGGCATCATGGGGCCGGGTTCATCTGGCAAGACGTACAACTCCGCAGCGTTTGGGCTGTGCTCGTTCTACATCTGGCCGAAGGGTACCTCGATCATCATGTCGTCAACGACGCGTGAGGGTCTCCAGCTGCGAATCTGGGGCTCGATCAAAGAGCTTCACAACAAAGCCAAGGAACGCCGCGAGTGGCTCCCGGGCCGCGTGATTGAAAGCCGGTTCATCCTGACCAGTTCAGATGAAGACGCCGAAGCGCAAGACTTTCGAGACGGCATCATCGGTGTAGCGTGCAAGGTGGGCGGCACCTTTGTCGGCCTCTCGAACTACGTCGGATTGAAGAACGACCGCGTGATGTTGATCGCGGACGAAGCCTCGCTGATGGGGCGCGGTTTCTTGGACTCGGTGGCCAACCTTCGCAAGAACCCCGAGTTCAAGCTGATCGCGATGGGCAACCCCAAGGACCGCAATGATGCGCTTGGCGTAGTGTGCGAACCGCATCCGACATTCGGCGGCTGGGAGGGTCTCGAATACTTGGAGAAAACGCGCACCTGGAGAACGCGGGCACCCGGTGGATTGGCTGTCCAGCTGTGTGGATACGACACGCCAAATGCAAAATTCCCCAAGGGCACAAATCCGTATCGAGGCATCATCACGCCGGAGCAGATTCAGGCGGACCTCGATTACTACGGCCGGGACTCGTTGCAGTTCTCGATGATGAACCTCGGTCTGCTGCCTCGGGACGGTGGCACTAGGCGCGTGGTCACGATGTCGTTGTGCGAGCAGAACCAAGCGTTCGACGATGTCGCGTGGGACCGCGCTGACAAGATCATCCGAGTGATCGGCATCGACGCTGCGTACTCAGGCGTCGGCGGTGACCGATGCGTTATGACAGACCTCAAGTTCGGACCAGATGCGTCCGGTCGCACGGTGCTAGCATTCGCGGAACCGCCCATCGTGATTCCGGTCACGGCCGTCAAGGCACAGCAGGCCGAAGAGCAAATTGCCGAGTACGTGTTGCTGTACTGCAAGCAGCGCAATATCAACCCGGAGCAGGTGGGGTTTGACTCCACTGGACGCGGCACACTGATGTCTGCGTTCGCTCGTCTGTGGTCTCCGCAGGTGGTTCCGATTGAGTTCGGAGGCAAGCCACTGGATCGTCCGGTGCGCCAGGGGGATGCGAAGACCGAGCGCGAGGCCTACGGCAAGATGGTGACTGCGCTCTGGTATTCGTCTCGCCTACTCATCGAGTCCAAGCAGTTGCGGAAACTGCCGCGTGAAGTCGCCGAGGAAGGTGCGATGCGCGAGTGGGGTATCGCCCGCACTGGATTGATCGACGTAGAGCCGAAGCACAAGACCAAGGAACGCATGGGCCGATCGCCTGACTTGTGGGATTCGTTCGTGGTTGCGCTCGAAATGGCGCGCCGAAACGGTTTTGAGATTGCAGGCGGCCACGGTGTTGGTATTGTCAAGCGACAGACACCAAAGTGGCTGACGCGTATGTCTGACAAGCGCCGGTCAGTGGAGTCTCAACATTCGCTAACCTACTCCTAATCTTATGGCCTCATTCAACAAAGTCATCCTAGTCGGAAACCTCACCCGCGACGTAGAACTCAAGCACCTGCCGAAGGGAACCGCCGTCTGCAACCTGAGTATGGCAGTCAATCGCCGCTGGAAGACTGAGTCCGGTGAAGACAAGGAAGACGTCTACTATGCTGAGTGCAAGGCCTTTGGAAAGCAGGCTGAAACGATCGCCCAGTACGTCAAGAAGGGGCATCCGTTGTTGGTTGAGGGGCGTCTGACTCGGGAAGAGTGGGACGACAAGAAGACCGGCGAGAAGCGGTCCACCACTCGGATCATGATTGAGACCTTCCAATTCCTGAAGGGTCGCGATGAAGGCGCTGCGCCGGCTCCGCGCCGTGAGTCTGCCCCAGCCGCTCCCAAGCCTGATCTGGACGATTCAGACGATCTTCCGTTTTAATGCTGCCGTATGAGCAACATGAATCTGACTTCGTTCCCCAACGGTGGATGGCAGTATTACCAGCCCGAAACCAAGTGGAATAAACCCAACCCGATGAACGATGATTTCTACGAAACGGCCAGAATCATCGCGCAGCATCGGGCCGCCAACGGTCTCCCGGCTTCGCTCGAGAAGGCTCAACTGGACCTAGAGAACTACACCAAGGCCCGCTTTCCGTCCACGTACTCAACACCAGGATCCAATGTACAACCAAGGGTTTCAGGCTGTCGCACGTGCGGCCGCTAAATTGCGCCAGACGGCTCAAGGAGCGCGCATCCTAGCCGAATGGCTTGGTGATGGTGGAACGCCTGTCGATCGCCGGCAGGCGCAGGATCGCATTGATACCTGCAACCGCTGTATTCACAACAAACCCACGGATGCACGGTCGGTTACCAAGACCGTGGCCGAGGCTATTCTTGAGCAGGAACAGGCGCGCAATGACATGGCGATGTTTCTGCAAGGGGAGGGGCTTGCTGGCACCTGCGAAGTCTGCGGGTGCTACCTGAAGCTGAAGGTCTGGGTCCCTCTTTCGTATCTTGGCAAGACCGAAATGCCCGATAATTGCTGGATTTCGCACGAACGGAAAGCAATCTGACACCGATATGAGCTTCAAGGAACCCAGCAGAGTCTGGAACGTCGTTAGCGCCATGCTCGAAGCGGAACAGCCGCGCTCCCGCAACCGAGCGCGCATCAACTCCTGCTTCAACGGCAACCCTCCATACACCCAGGAGGAAGCACGCGACAACCGCATCCAGACGAACGTCAACTTCCTGGAAGGCACCCGGATCATCCATGCCTCTCGCCAGCAGTTCACGAACGCGTTCCTGAAGCCGCAGAATTACTTCTCGGTTGGTCTCGACATCGGACCCCGCGACAAGCGCACCCAGTGGGGCAACATCATCACGAAGCAGCTGAACCGCGTGATGAAGCGGTCTCCGAAATACTCCACGGTCTTGGAGTCTCAGTTTGCGGCCACGGTGCTTCACGGCATCGGGCCAGTCACTTGGCTTCGTGATCGCGACTGGTGCCCATCGGCTCGCGGCACTGAGGACATCTTGGTCCCGACCAACACGTTGACCACGATGGAGAACCTGTCGCACTTCGCGATCTACACGTCCTTTACGGCTCAGGACCTGATCCGCATGACCCGTGGTGAGAACGTGGACCCCGGCTGGAATCTGACGCTGGTGAACCAGCTGCTGGCAGCGATGATCGAACGCGAGGCTACCAGTCTCCAGGTCAACGACTGGTCCGGCCAATACTTCCCTGAGAAGATTGAGGAAGATTTTAAGGAGAACTCCGGCTACTGGGGTTCCGACGCGACACCGGTGCTGCGTTGCTACGACTTCTACTTTCTGGACACGACCAGTGACGACCCCTCCTGGCGCCGCCGGATCATCGTTGACCAGTACAACAGCGGCATCGGCAATATGCAGACCGCTGGACAGTGGCTCTTTGATGCGGGAGATCGGTGTTACGGCCGCGACATCTTTGAACTGATGCACGTCCAGTTTGCCGACGGCGCTGTAGTGCCTCCGTTCCGCTGGCATTCCGTGCGGTCACTCGGATACCTGCTGTACTCCGTCTGCCATCTCCAGAATCGGATGCGTTGCAAATTCACCGATTCGGTGTTCGAGCAGATGCTGTGGCTTTTCCGCAACGTCGCTGACGGTGACGCTGAGCGCATGGAGAAGATCGACCTGTTCAACATGGGCGTGATCCCCGAAGGACTCTCATGGGTTCCGCAGTCTGAACGTCACGTGCTGGACTACCCGATGCTCTCGGGCGCCATGGCGATGCACCGACAGATCATGGCCGAGTCCAGCGCGGCCTACACGCAGGACGTGAACGACGGTTCATCGAAGGAACTCACGGCGACCGAGGTGATGGCCCGCGTGAACAACGCCAATGCGCTCATGGGCTCGATGCTGACTCGCGCCTACACCCAACAGACCTTCCAGTACCGCGAGATCGCTCGCCGGTTCTGCACGATCGACCATCCCGACTGCGTTCAGTTCCGGCGCAAGTGCGAAGCCGAAGGCGTCGATCCGTCCGTGTTCAACAACCTCGACAGCTGGGACATCATGCCTGAGCGCGTCATGGGCTCCGGCAACAAGATGCTCGAGATCGCGCAGGCTGACCGCCTCATGGCCATCCGCCCGTTGCTAGCACCGGATTCGCAAGCCGAGGTGGTTCACATGTACGTCGAAGCCAACACCGACGACCCCCTCCTGGCGAATCGTCTCGCACCGGTAGACAACAAACCCGTCTCGCCGGCCGTCGAGCGCGCTACGATGGCGTGGGGCACGCTCATCGACGGTCAGCCGGTGGTTATCGCGACTTCGATCAATCGGCCCGAGTACATCCAGACGCTTCTCCAGATGCTTGGTGGCGCCATCGGGCGCATCGAGAAGGAGCAGAACGGTATGCCGACCATGGAACGCGTGCTTGGCTTGGCCAACGTCATTCAGCACATCCAGGAGCAGATGCAGTTGATCTCCCAGGACCCCGGCCAGGAGCAGAACATGAAGCTCTACAACGACGGCATCGCTCAGGCCTCGAACTACATTAAGGGCTACGTGCAGCGTCTTCAGCAGCAAGCTCAGGCTCAGGCCGAAGCAGGCGCAGCTGGAAATGGAATGGATGCCGAGACCGCTGCGAAGATCCAGTCGATGCTCATCACCGCGCAGTCCAAGGCTCAGATCGCTGCCGCGAACTCCGAGCAGAAGCGCGTCCAGAAGCAGGTGGCCTTCGAGCAAGATCAACAGCGCAAGAACGCCAACACGATCGCCGAGGCTCAGCGCAAGGGTGCGCTCACTCGGGCGGACATTGCCGCCATGGATCTTAAGACTCAGGCCGACATCCTTAACCAATGATACAATCCCCCAAGCAAGAGTTTCAGCGCGACAAGCAGCGCCTTCAATCAGTCGAGCGAATGCTTGAAACGCCCGAACTCCAAGCCGCGCTCTTGGCGGCCTTCAATAATTTCTGCTGGAACCTTCCGCCCTCTGAGAACCCGCAGCATGGCTGGAATGCCAACTGCAAGCGCGCCGGTGCGCGTGCGTTCATCGAGGAACTAAATGGTCTGGTGGAAATGCGAAAAGAAAAAACGACTCTTAATCAGAACCTCGAATGAACCCGCTGCTATCACCAGATGCCCCAACCGAACGGGGCGCAGATTATTCCGAAGCATTTTCCGGCATCGACGCTATCGAAGGGCAAGGTCTGGACAACCCGATGGGTTCAGCCATGCCTGCGCCTGTTGCTGCACCAACTCCCGCTCCCGCTCCTGAGCCGGCCCCAGTTGCTGCCACCAATACCCCGGCTGCCGAAGCTCCGAAGCCGAAGGTTGAAGACCTGTTCAACCTGGATCGGTTCACTCCGAAGAAGGAAGAGCCCGCACCTGCTGCGAAGACGGAACCCGCCAAGCCGGAACCGACTTCGATCAAGCAGTTCCGCGAGCAGTACGAGATGACCAAGAAGGAGCGCGATGATTTCGCCGCCAAGGTCACTGAACTCGAACGCGCCAAGTCTGAAGGCACCCGCAAGGAAGTCGAAGAAGCCACCAAGGCCCTGAAGGCTGAGATGGATTCGATCCGCAAAAACGCCGAGGAACTGGACACTGAAGTCCGGTATCTCAACTACACGCGATCTGGCGAGTACAAGCAGAAGTACGAAGCGCCGCTGCGTGAAGCGTGGCAGACTGCCCTTGGGGACATCGACGGTATCCGCGTCACTGATGAAGACGGCACCGAGCGCGATGCCAATCATCAAGACATCATGACTCTCTTGAACGTGCCGGTAGCCAAGGCTGCTATCATCGCCCAGGAGACGTTCGGCCCAGCTGCGCCCGAGATGATGGCTCACCGCCGGAAGATCCTCGAACTCACTCAGTCTCGAGACAAGTCCATCGCTGAGTGGAAAGAGAAGGGCGCCCAACGCGAGATCGAGAAGTCCAAGCTCGTTGAAACCCGTCAGTCCCGGTCACGCGAGTTGTTCGAGTCGCAGTTTGCCGACTACGAGAAGACCCACGCTCAGCTGTTCGGCCGTGAGGAAGGCGATGAAGATGGAAACCGCCTGCTGGATGAAAGCGATCGCCTGATCAAGATCGCTCTGAAGGGCGAAGGCGTCGATGCCGACATGGGTTACGACGACAAGGTGGACCTGATCACCAAGGCTCAGGCTCAGGTGGCGCTACGTGCGCGGGCCTACGGGCGCGAGCGCCTGCGGGTGATCCGGCTCCAGCAGAAGGTGGCCGAACTCGAGAAGAAGGTTGGCAAGGTCCGGTCCTCTGAACCCGGCCAAGGTGAAGGCACTTCGACCGCTACCCGGGTGGCGCCGAAGAACGCCGAAGACGCGATCGACGAACTTCCGTCAGCGTACTAACGGGCGGCCTTGCGCCTACCAGCAGCGGCTCGGCGTTGGAACTCTTCCGCGCCGAGCTTTTTTCTGCCGATGAATGCCGCGAGAGCGCGAGGATCGTCCGCACCTTGATTCTTCAGCTTGCGGACCAGTTTGGCGTATTTGGTTTGCATAGAGTCACCAGGCCCGACAGGACCAATACTTGGCAGACAGCTTCGTTACCGGGGTATCGCAGTTAAACCGCGCACGGAAGCTCTTCCGATTCTTCGGAATGTGCTTCTTGATCGGCATCTTGGGGTCGCCGAAGCGCACGAGAGCGACCTTGCCATCTTCCTTGGCCAGTACGGCAGACTTCTTGGACGCACCCGGCGTAGCCTTGGGCTTGTTGTAGCCGGCGAACTTCTGGCCTCGGTAGGTGATCATTTGGTCTTGGGCAGAGCGTACCACCCAGCTGGAATCTTCACAGTCGAAGGACCGACGAGCTTACCGTCGCGGTCAAACGCGTACACGCTGGCCCGCGTCGGCTCTGCTAGCATGATCGGATCACCGGAAGGGACCAGGACCACCTTCGTCCGGCAGCCCAGGCAAATCGGCAATACGAGCAGCCAGATCGTTCTTGAGAGGTTTGGGTGCATTTCCATCTTCAACCGTTGGCGCAGGCGTTTCCCGGAGCCAGTCCAGGAACGCCTTCACCAGTTGGTAGATCCAGTTCAAGGGGCCGGCGGAGTCGCGGCCTTGCGGTTCTTCCACACGGACCAGCCGACGCTGAGAAGGGTGATCACGGCACCTGCCAATTCGTTGGCCTGGTCAACAGTCACGAGACCCTTGGCGACAAGGAACCCGCCTCCGAAAGAGAGGCCGTGGCGGACGATTGATTTGATGGAGTCGTTCATTTGTTTCGATTGTTCCAGATGTCGATGACGTTCTTGACGATCACGGTCAACGCGGCCAGAGAGCCGAGGGTGACGCTCAGGTTGGCCATGATAGGGTCGGGGACAATGTTGGCGATGAAGAGACCGCCAGCGGGGCCGCCGACGCCGATGCCGAGATCGCGAAGGGTGTCGTGGAGGTGGGGCATGGGGTTATCCGTTGACCATCACAAAGATGCCGAATGATCGGGTCGAAGCATTCGTGTTCTCAATGCTTATCTCATTCGTTGCACTGCTCCAAACCCTGAATGTTCCAATGCCGGGGCTTGCTGCATTTCCAATTTCAAATGAAGCCCCCTTGCTAATGACAGTGTTAGTAGTCGAAGAGTTTGCAAAGATTGCATAGCCAGTGCTTCCAAAGTTTGAATTGATAAAGACAATTCCTGTCTGTGAGTTGTTGGGCGTTTTGAATGTGGCCGTAGCACCAGAAGCTATTGACAGGTTTTCAAACTGCAAATAAGACCCTCCTTCAAACGGACCCACTTTTTGAAGTCTTGAAATCGCATTCGATTTGAGACCGGAGGCAACTGGATTTGTAACACCATTGGTTTCAAAACCGTAGTTTCCCCAAGCAGACAGGTTTGAATTCATTGATACTCCTGCAATACTGTCTCTTACAAGTGAAGGCAGATTTGTGTCAGCATACACATTCCCAAACGCTGTAACATAAGCAAATCTTGGAGTTGTAAGACCGCTTGATTTAACGTAAATCAATGCTCTCTCAGATGTCTCGCCCAACGCTATTGACTGAACATAGTTGTTGCTGACCTCTGCATAGTTCTTGTTTCCATTGCAAAGATATTCAAAAAGTTTTTTTACAGTAGCATACACCTTGTTGTTTGAAACAACATGACGAGAGAATGTTCCATTGCTTGGGAACACTTGAGCAAAGATGGAAAGCGTTGTTCCAGCATCACATACAACAGAGCATCCATCTGCAAGAAGACCCGGTGTTCCAATCGAGCCTGATACGTTCAGGCAAGCTTCGGGTTGCTGTCCGTTGGAATAGTCGAAGTTCAGGTCTCTGAAGTTTCCGTTACCACTCTGTGCATCCACTTCTGGATTCCCAACTCCAGACGTAAGTCCTTCAGTTCGCGTGAAGCTGCTTGAGGTGACAACGGTGTCGCGGCACTGGGTCTTGATGGACCTGCCGTAGCAATTGATGAACTCGCTGCCAATGCAGGTGAAAAGTCCTTGAACCTTGACCGTTCCAACAGTCGCATTTGGGACAAAGTATTTGACTCCATCCTGATCGAATTGATAGGCCAAGTCAGAACTGTAGATCTTCTCGATCCTGACTCCGTTGAGGATCAATTCAGAAACGAAACGAGTTGTGGTGTACCAAGTGACAGTGATGCCTGAAATACCGACAGAACCGGGAGTTCCTTGACCAGCAGGCAGTTCACAATCGCTTACTCCACCACCATTGAACGTCACCACCTTGAAGAGACCGCGAATCTGAATTCCCTCGCCACCATTGAAGGTGTTGATTCGCTTGGCTCGCTTGGCGAAGACGTTGTTCGCAGTGAAGTTGGAGCTACTGTCAGTATCGTTGTAGATCTCCAAGCACTTGTTGCAGAGCTTGTTCCCATCGACGGTCATGTCGTTGATGACCACTTCGACTCCTGATGCGGCAATACGAACCGCCCTCTCGGTGTGGGCACCGTCATAGAGGATGGTCGCGTTCATTCCCTCCCAAAAGACATTTCCGGTTGCGGTCTGCGTCAGGGGAGATGTGATGCGATAGGTCAGACCCGCCCAGAAGAGAGGCTTTCCGCTGTTCAGCGCAGCCTGTAGCGCAGCCGTGTCATCAGTGACGCCGTCGCCCTTGGCACCGAAGTTTTTAACATTTATAACACTGCTGTTATTGAAAATGTATATCATCATTTGGTTGACCAGGATCGACTCGATGTCGGTCGGCGTCTGCCGAACGATCTCGTAGAACTCATCCCACAGCTGTTGCGTGGTGAGATTCGGGTTGAGCGGCGTGCCGACGTTTGCGTTGGCAAGAACGGCGGCGAGCGTGGCGTGAATCTCGGAAACGGACTTCAGGTTCAGCACCTGTTGGGCATCAGTCAGTAGGGTTTGAATTGCCGGGGTAGCCATAGGTCAGACAAATTCAGCGAAGGTGTACGAGGGGGAGCCGGCGACAGGAGCGACACTTATCGCACCGGTGTAGCCTTCAAAGGTCAGTTGGGAACCAATAACGCCGGCGGTAGCGGCGCTTTGCAAAATGTAGTGGTAGTCGGAAGCAGTGGCGCCAGTGCCAAACTTTATGTGGAGGTGTTCAGCCTTGTGGTTCTGGATCACAAACCGGCGGCGACTGGGGTTAGCAGCGGCCGTAGCCGTTGCAGTCAGGAGCCCGCCTGGGCTGGTTGTGCTCAGGGTCGCACCTGGCGAAGCCGCCTGGATCTGCTGAAGCAGCGTCAGGAGCATCGTCTGCTGCAAGCCCGGCTCCATGCAGTCGAAGCAGCCACCGAGGGTGGCCAATTCTTGAGGCGTCAATGCAGGCATATCAGGCTTCCTCCTCCATGCCTTCCATCTCCATCTCGGGGCCTTCAGCCTCTTCCATCTCCATCTCGCCACCGCCCAGGGTGACGCCGTCGAACGCGACGATCTCAACCGTGCCGTTCGGGGTCATGCGCCAATCGACCATGGCAGAGCCGGATTCGCCCTCGAGCTTCATTCCCTCAGGGGGCATGAACTCAACGGTTTCAACCTCGGCGCCCATGCGATTCATGGCGTCCATCTTCCGCTTCCGCATCATTTTGCCGTACATCGTAAAATCCTTTCCTTGGTGAGAGGCTGCCAGCATCCCGGACGCTCCGGGCGGCTGCCAGCACCTCAAAAGGGGACCCTCCCGAAGGAGAGTCCCCGTTGATTGATTGCTTAGATCGCGAACTCCAACGTGACGTTGGTGCAAGGCACAACCTCGGTGGCGGTCGGGAACGCGCTGCTGGCCAGCTGGATCACGTTGCCAGAGACAACACTCCAAGTGCCGGAGGTAGCACCGAACTCGGCGTCCCAGACAGCCTGCAAGGCGACAACGAGCGCAGCCACGGAGGCTTCGCTGATGCCCGCGTTGGTGACGATGTTTCCATCACACAGGATACCGGTCGTTCCGATAACGAAGTTGCCAGCGTCATTGGCGACCGCCGTAAACTGCAAGGTCGGATTGCAGACGCCATTCGCGGAGTTGTAGTCTTGAGCAGGATTGCCCGGATCTTCAGCGCAGCCAGCAATAATCACAGGGCAGGCACCATTGACCTTGTGGAAGATCGCTTCAAGCCATTCCGGATGCTCAGGCTTCACGGCCAACTGGAAGTCAGCGATGAACTTGCCCTTGTTTCCACGGCTGTTGTCGATCGGTCGGCCGGAGCAGTCCGCGCCCAAGTCGTTGGTCGCGAACTTCCAACGCCCACCGTAATCCCGAACCATGAACGGCATATTCGGGTTCACGGCCTCGGGGCGGAACGGCAACACACGCAGAGCGCGAGGGTTGTTGATGTAGCTGATCTGGTACTGAGCCCGATCGTAATCACCGTTGAATTCAGAGCGGATGCCTTCGCTCGCAGCCACGTTCTTGTACGGCAGGACCAAGGTGTAGTTACCCGGAGTTCCAGAGACCGCGTTGAAGCGCAGCGGGAACTGGAGCACCTTCACCATGAAGTCGCCGACGAAGCCCATGAAGCCGTACTTGTAGAACTCCTTCGCAGCGGGAGCGAACTCACCGAAGCGCCAGGAGTCAGTCAGCTGGCTGTTGGACTTAGCGAGGTAACGGAAGGTTTCCTTGTCGGTGTGCAACTGAAGGCTGTCGTAACCTTCCTTGCCGGCCTGGATAGCACCCAGGAAGTACTGGCGTGTCACGCGACTGCGGAGGATGTCCGGAGTCAGCAAGCCAAGCGTGGTGTACACGATCGGCGCGCTGGCGCTGTCGAGAACTCGCAGGGTGGTGTAACCAGCGCCAACCCAGGAAAACGAAATCGCCGGGAGACCAGCCTTACAAGCAAAAGCGCCGCCGCTGATGCCGCTAGGGGTGTAACCAGACAATTCCATCGCCTTGCGCTGGAGGTAGTAGGTGGTGATCCAGTTCGTCGCAGGGCGAAGAACGTCGTCGATGATCTGACGGAAGTGCTCCTTGGCCTTCGTCTTCGTCATGATCTGGTCGAAGCACAGGATGTCAGAACCCCACGCCTGCTTTTCAAGCGAGTAGGTGCTGCGGGTGTAGCCCCAACCGATCTTGTTTTCAGACGGGTCGCACGGCTGACCAACGCAACTGTCGCCAGTCGAGTTTTCCCAGGCGCCAGTCACGTTCGGGAACACGCTGTTGAAGCGGTCGAAACGATGGGTGGTGCCGGAGTACGCGTCGAACGATCCGGTGTTGTAGTATCCGATCAATCCGTCAAACGGACGGACATCTTTGAGAACTTCCTTGTCATACACAGGTTCCTGCGAGACGAGGAAGGAAGCGAACTGCTTACAGCTGATTACATTTCCTGTTGCCATATTGGCTCTCCTGCCCCGGGG